TTAGCACCTTTAGGAGTCCCAATGAAACAAGCCCACCCAATACGGTCGGCAAGAGCAGGTCGGACGATTTCGTTCCAAATACGTGGGTTCTGATCGCCAACTTCGTCGATAACCACGCCATCAAAATACTGACCCCTAAGACTGTCAGGATTATCAGACCCATATAGACTAACCCTACGCCCATAAAAATCAGCGCGTAACTCAGAGACATTGTAGGTAGCTCCTAGTGACCGTGTGTACTTCTGAAGGTAATCCCACGCTACTCGCTTGGCTTGTCCGTAGGTTGGGGCAATGTAGGCGAATCGTGGCTCTGGCTTGTCGCACTCGATAGCGGACTTGATGAGGTGGTTGATAGCCGAAACAGTCTTTCCCATGCGACGATGGGCAACCACCACAGTAAAACGATGCTGCTCAATCGCATCATGTATCTCTAGCTGCTGATCTCTCGGCTCGTAAGGAATGACAATTTCAGTCATTAGTGCTGGCTTGTAGGCTGCTTGTAGCCACAGTTAACGCATTGACCAGCAATCATAAAAGCACTGCACATCGGGCAGTTAGTCTGTTTGTAGCTCATTTCTTTCCTCCCCATCTGATAACCATTTCTTGAGCTTCCCCGTCCTTACCTGTCACCTCAGTCCTTGCCAGCTTAGGTATGTGGTACTCACTCAGCTTCTGCATTAGGTCTAGGGCTTTGTACGGGTCTTTATCTGCGACCTCGTTAAGCCATCTATCCATGTTCCCTGCATTACGCTCTAGTAGTTCAGCAATAGCCTCTCTGACCTTGCTAGTAGCCTTATTAGGCATTCCTTTAGGTCTTCCCGGTCCTGCTAATCCTTTTCCGATTTCTGCGGTTTTAAAATCGTCTGTTGTTTCCATTTTTGCATTATCCTCTGGATGTCATGCTTACTTTCCCAATAGTCCGGGAATCTCTATCAATACTTGTCTTCCTTGTCCTTCAGGCACTTTTTTGTACCCGTAAGCCCTTAACATTCTGCCAACGCTTATATTTTTACCAATATACTCGCCTTTAGAGTCATCCTTATACGACTCTACTGGATTGAAGTCGTAATTATCGATAACGAAAATCCTGTTTTGTTCTGGCAAGTATTGATACCTGAACTGACCTAGTGTTGTTCTTATATTTTCGTAAGGGTTATTTACTCCAGCCCTTATTCCAGCCGTTGCGGTTTTTTCAGCCTCTGGCAAGAACTTATCGTAATCTTTGTACTCTATGTAACCCCTTGTCTGCTTTTGATTTCCTTGTTGCTTTTGATTCACAATCTTAGCAATAGTTTCTAGTTCTTGGGGCGTAAAGTCTTTTTCTGTTATCTTTTTTTTACTATCGTCCAGAACCGTACTTAAATACACTCTCTGGCTTGATGGCATTGCTTGACGGTCATTAACAATATCGTAACCAGTTAATGCCGTTCTTATGGCTGCATCTGACAATAAACCGCCAATTGTTTGCAATATCCCGTCAGCCATAGATAGCCTCGTACATATCCGGGCGGTGTTCCATTATCCACGCCCTAGGTTCCTCATGGCATTTCTTGAAATCAACGCCTATCGTCTGGCTCCCTGCATGATGCACATAAGCCCTGCTGACGAAATGCTGATAACCAGCCACGTTTAAGTCATGGCATATTATATTATCTGAATACCAATTAGTTGACGGAAACTTTGCAACATTCCACGCTCCCCTGCTGATCGACGCGAAAATAGGCGCAATTACCGGAGTCAACTTGATATTCGACTCGCTTGCCCACCGCAAACCGTTACGTCTATCACCCTCTATCGGGAACCGAATGTTTTGGTCTGGCAATACATAGTCACTTCTTGCACCTAAGAATCCGTATTTCACGCCCCTAGATTCCAGAATTCCCGCATCTTCCCTCATTAACGATAGCGTATCTGGATTAAGTACCACGTCATCGTTAGCTAAAATCAATGAGTCGTAGTTAGCATCTTGGAAAGCATAGTCAACCGCTGCGTTATAGGCATCCCCAAAAGTGGAACCGTTATTTGGTATCACCTTATGTGTCGAATTTATCGGGTTTTTCGAACTTATGTAGACCGGAATGTCGTTAGCGTAAACACTAATCGATTCCAGCAATACCGAAATCCCTTTGTTTCCTACCGTACAGATGACTATGGCTTGCATTAAATGTCCAAGACTCCGGGTATATGCATGACCCTGTAGTTCGTTTCGATCTTTTTTCCGGGAAACCTCATTAACTGCTCAACAACACCCCAATCATGGGCATATCCGTCACCCCAAACGATACCTAGTGATTTCTTATGAGCAATGCAGGACGTGCCAATAAAACCCTTACCTAATGTTACTGACCGACGATCCAGATTAACGTAATCATCCCACCACAGCCAATCAGCATCTAAATGCTCAACAATTCTGGCTAAATGATTCCCTCCTAAAACATCGTCAGAATCCAAGTACGCAATGTACTCGGTGGTCGCAGCGTCAATTCCCTTGTTTCTAAGCAAGCCACTAAAAGCAGGAGACTTAAGCAAAGGCTCTAAGCACGTTACTGGATACTCTGAGGCTATTTTGACCGTTTCCTCGCAACCATCGGGAACAATGATTAACTCACCCATCCCCTGCGTTAGAAAGCTCTCTATCGCCCTTCTTAACTTAGCTGGTCTATCTGCCGCGCAACCTGAATACTCTCCTAAGAAACTTGGTAAAACGACACTTATCATTTTTTCTTGTTTCTTGCGGATATTGCTGCGGCTTTCTTCTTAGCGTCTGCCTTGGAACTAGCTCCCCATGCCCGTAAAGATAGTAGCAAACGAGTAGGCTCACCATTTTTATACTCTGCTCCCGGCATATTCCCCATCCTAGCTAGGAATGATGCGCGTCTAGGGTTGTCCCCTGATTTGACCGGAGCCTTCAGGTCTGAACCCGGATTCTCAGCCTCGTAGGACTTGCGACCCTTTTCGTTAAGACCGCCCTTCGGGTTCTTGCCAGCCTTCTTAGTCCATGCTGCTGCCATTCTTGCCCCGCTTTTTCTTACCCATAGGAATCTTGATCTCGATTTCTATTTCATTAACGCCGTTCTTTTTCTTTTCTTTTTCTTCGTCGAGATACTCTTTTAGCAACTCTTTGTCAGATTTCTTTTTACCGTTCTTCATTTTTTCTTCCTCGGCTTGGCTGTTTTAGCGGCTTCCTTAAAATCTGCCTTAGTCGGCGCACCCTTAGAACCTACCTTACGCATCTTCTCGCCACTACCCTCGGCAATACGTTTACGCTTGGCATTGATCGCAGCGTACAACCCCGGATCACCCTTCTTTTTCATTTCTTACCCTTCGAGGCTTTACGACCTTCCGATAACATGATTGCGACCGCTTGTTTCTTCTTGGTAACAACTTTACCGTTTTTACCGCTATGCAAGGTTCCCTCTTTGAACTCGTTATAAACCTTACTCATCTTTTTTTCAGCTTTGGTCTTCTTCACAATGCACCCTTTCTGGAACGTAATACAATTTAGCCGCTTTCCTTAAGTTGCAACTTGGACACAAAATTTGAACGTTGCCAACGGCATGAAGTCCACCCTTTGACAAAGGCATTATGTGATCAAGATGATATCCGGAAGATACATCTATTTTGCATAAAGCACATTTATTTTTTTGCTGCAACAGAAGATTTTTTACTGTATTTTTTGGCAACCTTCCGTGTTTTACACTTTTTCTTGAATGCTTCCATTCTCGTAACTTGTCTGAGTTATTAGCCCGATATTTTTTTTGAGCTTCGTTTGCCTTCCCAGACTCAATTCTTCTTTTCAGACATTCTTTGTATCCACCCTTCCATCTAGGGTGATTTTCTCCAGATGGATGCTTGATCTCTCCAGATGCAATTTTTTCTCTGTAGGTCTTTTTAGATTTTTCTTTTGATTCTTTGGATAGAAGTGATGGCAGAGATGATTCGTTACGACATTTGGCAGAACAGTATTTTGCATTTCCAGTATCTATTTGATACTTCCTCGGGGAAAACTCACTGTTGCAGTTTTGGCATATTTTTTTTCTATTTTCTATTTTTTTACTTTTATATGAGTCTTTACAATCATTTGAACAAAAGTTAGTTCTCCAAGCCTTAGATGGGAATGTTTTTATATCTGAGTTGCAATTTTTACAATTTACGATCATTTACAATTAGCCACTCGTCTTCAATTAACTTTCTAATTGTTAATCGATGAGCATCTTCCCACATTGTCATTTTTTCTTGTTTTGACAATTTTGAGCTTTGATCAACAATCATGTGGCAATTATAACATAGCGCAGCAATTGCTGCATCGCTACTCTTTATACTCTTTCCCTTGCCATCCCGCAACTGGTTGCTGTGGGCTGCTACTACTGTTCCGTCCTCCCGTCCGCAGTGGCAACACGGCAGCTTTCGGGCGGTCTCTAGTAGCTTTTTGTTTCGGTAGTTCAATCTGTCGTTTTCTCCACATTTAGCATAGCCCTCTGGATTTCTCTGGCAAACTTCCTGATCTCCGGCTCATGATAATACTCAAGATTACCAAAGCAACGCTCCATCAAAGCGTTTATCTCACGCTGAGTTAGCTTCCTAACTTTAACGGGCAGATTCTCGAATAAAGGCTGCTGCATATAGCCTCACGATAGCTGCCCTCATTCTACCCTTTTTGATTAAATTTCTGGCTCGGATAATTGACAAAACTCTCGCCCTCGTTACATTCCTCGCAGCAGGTAACGATCTCGCCAGATAAGTCCCTAGCCCTCGGAACCTCATCCCAATCAACCACCCAACCGCACCACTCACATTGTGCCAAATTGCTATCATCGATCTCGTTCATTGTGTCACCCTATCCATTGTTCGATTAGAAGCCTCCTGACTGCGCCAGACATCGAT